GCTCCAACAGCTGCTATTCCAATACCAACTGCTAATCCACCAATAGGTCCTCTTAGCGCACCAAATATTGCGCCTGTTGCAAGTAATCCAGCAAAACCTTTAGCATCTCTATCTGAAAATGCTTCTAAACCTTTCGCTACATTTGATAATAGTTTTTTTACATTTTCGCCACCGTTAGGTAAATCTTTATCGGCTTTAGCTAACATTATAAAGAATGCTCCTAAGCCAGCAGATGCTGCACCTAATCCAATTCCTGCACCTTTTATGAACTTGCCTAAACCTGATAGTAATATTCCTGCACCACCAAGAAGTCCAAGACCTTTTATTCCTGACACATTTATTGTACTTCCGCCACCGCCACTTCGTGCACCTTTAGTTGCTGTCGTTTGCGCAGATTGAGAAGACGCTCTTTTTGTAGCGTCAAGCGCGTCTAGACTTTGAATCCTCATACTTTGAAGTAGAACATCTATTCTAGAACCAACTCTAAAGACTTCTTGCGTTGTCTCATCTTGAGATTCACGGTTCTGTTGTAATTGTTCTATTACATCTCTAAGAGTTGCTGCCATTTTGCTTCATCCTTACTTCTTCGTCTTTTAAATGTCTCATTAACATAGCGACATATACTTCTCTTTCCCATGGGATCATATGTTCTATCTCAGCCAACGAATAATTAAATCTATGAATCAATTGAAAATTTAATTGATAATGATTATCTAACGAATCATGACTGAGAGCTAGGATAAAAAACCTTCCAGACCCTCCACTACTACTTTATTATCATGTCCACAGTGTGAACATTTAAATTCTAAATCGTGTTTTAAACGAGGTACTGATTCTGCGAATTTTTGTATTTTCAAGAACTGTTCGCTTGACATAGATTCAATAAATTCTTCTACCTCAGAAAATTTAACGTCGCTAGTATTAATTCTTTCTTCTCCAGTATTAATTGCTTTAAAACATTTAGCCATCATTTTAAAAAGATCTTCAGTTTTTGTAGTATCTGTAATATTAAATTCTGCAAGAGCAGCGTAAGTTGGCCAGTCTACTTCTACTGATATATCGTCAGTTAATTGAATAGTCTTTTCAATTTTTGGTACATCAACTGTAATATCATCAATTGGTATAACTGTTTCAGTTGTCTCATTACATTCAGAACATTTCATTGCAACCTTTGATGATTCACCAACAGATTTACTTCTGATTCTTAAAAACATATGTTCTACGTCAAATGTAGCTAGTTGTTTTTCAACAATATCATCTTCTACGCATTCTTTTATAATAGCGAGTAACGTATGAATAATTGTTGATGTGTCTTTACTTTCCATCGCGATCATTAGATTCTTTTCTTCTTTTACGAGAAAAGGTCTGTATCTAACTTTTTTACCAGACGACGGAATTGTCATTTCATATTGTAATGTATTTTGTAGTTTAGGGAGTCCCATTATTTACCTCTAAAAATTAAGTGAGAAAGACAATTGTCCAGCTGGAATACGTTTCCAATTTGTATAAGACAATTGTACTGTTGTTTCAATAAACCCATCTTGGCCATTGTTATATTCAGCTCCTACCATTGTAGTAGGAAATGCATTAACTAATTCTACTGAATAAGTTGATATCATTAGTGTTGCAGGTATTAAGTTCGCGATACTAAGTCCAGCGATTGGAACAGGCTGAGCTAATTGGTGAATTACAATTCTTTTTTGATAATCTCTTTTGTATCCTGCAGTTTGATTATCTTCGTCGATAGTAAGACTTCGCCACGTATCAAAATATCTACGAATTGGCAAACGTGAAGTTTCCATAAAAGATAATGTGACATCCTCAACTCCGTAACCATATGCTACTCGTTGAGTTTCCATGCCAATTCTTCTCTCATGAGTCAAAACTTGTTTACCAGGTATTTGCGCAGTACGACATAGTATATTCATATCTCTTTGTCCAAGAAAAGCTAGTGCACCACTAATTGCTCCGCCTAAATCACCTAGAGAACTTAAAGCTGGAATTCCAGCTCCTAAAGATGGTAACGTTACAAGAAATTGGTTATTTCGAGCTAGACCGCCACCAAAGGTAATTGAACTTTTTAATTCTGATATACTAGCCATTTGCTCTTAACTTCTTTCTAGAATCTCTGTATACTTCGGTAGGACTTGCTTTATTCCAATCAGCACTTGGAAGAAATGTTGCTATCTCCCATTCTGGTTTGTCAACTAAAGCAAACTTACTACGAACGTGTTTAAACAAATAGTGTTTCATTGCTGGATCTAAATATTTCATAGGTATTTTGCCATTACCACCTAACACTGTATCAAGCAATCTAGCTCGTAAAGTTGGCGGTAAATAATGAAGATTTAATCCCATGAATCCTCCTTTTGCAGGACCTATCATAATAATTAACGGAAATCCATCATAATATGGTAACGTCTTTTTGTGCTTAGGATCATAAAAAAACATATACATGTTACCGAGTGGACCAGTTCGAGTTACTGGGTCAGCTTTTAATTCTAATGCTTCATCTTTCATTAGCTTGTCTCGATTCATTTTAAATCTACCACGATACATCTGCCTGGCTTTGTCCTGAAACCAACGTATAGATTGTTGTGTGCGCGGTGTAATACCAGCACGGAATGCTTCGATCTCTAAATCTTTAAATAAACTTTCGCCTGCCATAACTGTATTTATAACTATTTTTTGCGCTTTTTATACGGTCTTAGCGGCTTTAGTTTCCCAGGTATCTTTTTCATTGGCTTCTCCATAATTCCCATCGAGGTGAGTGTGTGTTCAGTCCATATTTGAAACTCCCATTTACGATCTTTGCAAAAAGAGTTTGCAGCTTTCCATTTATTCATATTTTTTACGTATGTTACTGCTTCACCTATGTATTGTCTTCTATTTTTTCCAGTTTTATTTGGCAACACTGTTTCTTTTGCTGGTTTAATTTCAACTATAATTGTTTTGTCTTCAAAGACAATTTTAAGGTCTGGATAATAGCGATGATATCTTTTATCAACATCGTAAAAGTACGGAATAATCATTTCTTCTGAAGACCACTTCTTTACTTTTGGATTTCTATCGCACCATTTAAATGCTTCTCTTTCCCACAACGATCTATACACGACATTGGATGGATTTCCAGCGTATTTCTTAATATTCTCTATTGTGTATCGACCTTTATATGCCATGTTTCTGTTATAAATACTTGAAAGTTATTTAATATTATCTATAAGGAAATGATATGGCTCTGCAGAATACAGAAAGACCACCTGGCGGATACGCTGGTAAACTTGAATATCCTATCGAAAAGGGAAATCAATATAACACTAAAATTGCTTTTCAGGCTATACGAGTTACACCACCAAAAATTGTTAGTCTTGGCAGTAATAGTTCTGGTGCATCTGTAGAAGGAGGAAGTGCTCCAATTCTCAGTTTAGATAATATCAAGAACAGTGTAGGTTCTGGGTCTAATTTAAAATTCCACAGCATAGCGGGAGAACGCGCTGATTTGCATGTTCCTATTGGTGGTTTTCAAGTAAACGATGGATTTGACTATGCTGCAACGTCTCTTGGTACTTTAGGTGCTGTTGGTTCTGCAGCATTAAATGCTACAGGAAGTATTGCTGCAGCAGCTTCAGCTGCATCATCTGAATTTGGCCAGTCATTTTTAGATGCATTTGCTCTTGTTTCTGGAGACGCAAGTGTAGCTAGGCTTGCGGCGCTGAAAGCTACAAACTTACCAGTTTTTAAATCACTAATCCCTAATACAATTAAAAATGCTGCTCAGATTAGTACACGTGTTACGTTAAATCCTAATATTAGAACTAACTTTAATGGTGTAGCTCCGCGTGAATTTAATTTTGTATTTCAATTTGTTCCAAATTCATCAACAGAATCAATTGCAGTTAAATCAATTATTAAGTTTTTTAGATATCACGCTTATCCAGATCAAATAGGTGCATTTGGAAATGGCCAGTTTTCTGTTGGATTTGATTATCCTGATTTATTTAAAATAACATTATTATCAGGATCAGGCGGACAGTTTCAAAGAATTGGTACTCCAATTAAATTGTCTTATTTAAAAGCTATCAGTACGACTTATAATCCAACCTCACCCGCTTTGCACGCAGATGGTGCACCTACAGAAATTAGTATGGGATTAACTTTCGTTGAATACAAAGCACAAAATCGCCAAGACATCCGAAATGAAGATAATGACAATTTTTATCATTTTGAAAATGGCGAGGAAGTGGCTGGAACATCAATCACTAAAGCTGCAAATATTGCTAACGATTTTATAGTAGGATAAAGAAATGTCTAATTATTTTAAATTTTTTCCAACTGTCGATTACAAGTTTGGCGACGAAACAACTAACGCAAGGTTTAAAAATATTTCGATATATACAGATGTTTTAGATCAAGTAGCTGACGCAATCTCGTCGTATGAAGATTATTTTATTATACCAGGTGAAAGGCCAGATCATGTTTCAGCGAAACTGTACGGAACTCCAGAATATCATTGGACATTCTATTTAATGAATGATACTATTAGAGAACAAAGGTGGCCTGTAACAGATTCTCGTTTATACGATTTATCTTTAGAGAAATATTCCACAAAGGTAATTACAACTAGAAGTAAACTTACTGACAAACTTAAAATAGGTCAAACTCTGAGTGGAGGATCTTCAGGAGCGACAGCTACTATAGGTAAAAGAAATCTTGATCTAGGTCAGTTATTTTTAGAGAATGTTAGTGGTACATTTATTGCTGGTGAAAACGTTAACTCAACGAATGCTAATGGCGATATTGAAACAATTACAATTTTTAGTTTTACAGATCAATATAATACTGTACACCATTACGAAAATGCAGATGGTTCATACGCAGACATTGATCCTGAAGTTGGACCTGGTGTTCTATTAACTGGAGTAACATATTTTAACAGACTTGAAAAATTAAATACTGCTAATCGCCAACTAAAAGTTATTAAACCTACGATTATAAACGAAGTAGTTAGAGCATTTAGAGATGCAGTGAGAAGTTAAAAATGGCAACGCAGCATAAAACGTCGTTTGAAATTGAATCGATTGCATTAGAATCAGAAAGACTTGCAAAAGATCTAGAACTTAAAACTATTGTGACAGACCTAGAAATATTTGAGCATATTCAAAAGCCATATTTAACTGCTCGAATGCTACTTGTTGATGATTCAAATTTTTATCAAGAAGCTGATATTTTTGGATCAGAAAAAATAGTAATAATAATAAAATCTACAGAAGATGATTCTACATCAATAACTAAAACGTTTTTCATTGATCATATTGAGAAACAACAACAGATTCAAGACAATGCAAAAGTTATAGCAATTCATTTAGTTGAAGACATTGTTTACATTTCTTGTTTAAAAAATATTAATAAACACTACAGCGGTAAACCATCTGAAATAATAAAAAAGATTGCACGTACATTTTTAAAAAAAGATGTAATTAGATCTCAAGATGCAACTCCATTTGCTGGTGTTCCAGATGCTATCGATGGTGGAAGTTTTGGTGATCAACAAAATATAAGATGTATTATTCCAAACTTGCATCCTATTGAAGCTCTGCAGTGGTTGACTGCTCGAGCTTCTACTACAAAAGGTTATCCTTTTTATATGTACTCAACTTTAATTGATCCAGAACTCATATTTGAAGATCTCGGTACAATACTTTCAAAAGGAGCTTTAAATTCCAAAGACGATGCTAAGTTTGTTGCGTCTAGTACTAAAGCTCCCACCATGGATGTTGCTACACAAAGACGTATTATAAAAAATTATGAGTTTAGTCCTGGTAGCGAAAATTTGTTACAATTAATTACAAATGGATTAGTGTCTGCAGATTATGAATATATTGATACTCTAACTGAAAACACTCGTAAATTTAAGTATAATTCAAAAAAAGATTTATTTCAAAAATTGATCGATGATAATATTTTAAGTCGTGATCAGCCTAATCCAGGAATTCATTTCGGAGAAAAGATTGATGGTAAATCTTTCGATGAACACACAACCAATTATATAACTAAAATTGGTGGATCAAATATCTTTAGGACTCAACCTGAAATTGGAAATATCGATTGGACAAATTCTTACGGGGAAACAAAAAGTGCGGCTGAGTATAAACTAAAAGTAGTTAAAGCTTCTATGGATGCAATGGTTAAAAAAAATCCGGTAACTATAAACGTAGATGGAATAGAGTTTTTAAAAGGTGATTTTAATAAGACTATAGGTAGAAATATCGATGTTATATTTTTAGCAACTTTAAACGAATCAACTCTTGCTGATGAAGTTATAGATAAGAAAAAATCTGGAAAATATCTAATATATTCAGCAAGACATATGTTTAAACGGACAGTACAAAAATACGATATTGCTTTCAATTTGATAAAAATTGGAAATTTAAAAAAAGGGAATAGAAATGAATAGTTTTTATGGAGACAATGTTCGCTGGTTTATTGGCGACGTTGTAGACATTGATGATCCAGTTCAAATTGGTCGAGTTAAAGTACGAATTAACGGATTACATCAAGATGATATAGCTGATGCAGATTTACCTTTTGCTCAAACAGTTATACCAGTTACTCAGGGTGGAACAAAAGAATTAGGTAATTATCTTGGAGTTCAAGTAGGTGCACGAGTATTTGGAGTTTTTATGGATGGAAAAGATTCTCAACTGCCGTTAATACTTGGCTCAATGCCAAAATTTGAAGATAGAACTCAGGTTGTTAATGCTAGGCCGCATGAAGCGTTTCAAGCTGCTGAATCAGGTGCTTTAGGAACTCCAATTCCAAACCAAGTATTTGTTGCAAATAAAGACTTTCAAGTTAGCAGTGCAGCCATTCCAATTTTCAATACATTGTCAGAAGTAACGAACTTGCCGGGAATACCACAAAATGTTAACGATGCAATCTCAAAAGTATCAGACGTAGTTGACGAATCGTTAATAAAAATATCAGGAAAAGTTAGTAATGCTATAGCATTAGAAGATATCGTTAATAAAGCTGAATCAGAAGTCACATCAGCAGTTCAAGGAGCAGTTGATGGCGCTGTAACTCAAGCTACCGGTGCAGTTCAATCTGCAATTGCACCAGTTACACAAACAATAGTAGAAGCGCAAGCTGCAGTAGGAGAAGTAATATCAACAGTAGAAGAAACAGTAGAAACAGTTGATAAAGCGGTTAACACTGTCGTTGACTTACTGGAGCCAATATCTGGAGTATCGTCAGAAGCTTCTGATGCGTTAGAGTCGATAGAGGCTGCAAGTACAGCGGTTGCAGTGATTGGTGGTGCATTAAAAAAGGTAGCAAAATTATTTAGTGATGCTACATCAGGAGCAGTAGGAATTATAGATGTTGATAACGATAAGTCGCTATCTCGTTTAACTCGTGGAAAAGATTTACTTGCTCAGCCGAATAAAGATTTTATCGATGCTGCAGGATTTTTATTGACACCAACTGAACCAGACAATCCTTATGCTGCAAAGTATCCTCACAACAAAGTAACAGAAACAGCTTCTGGTCATATATTCGAAGTTGATGATACACCTGGTGCAGAAAGAATTAACGTACGTCATAAATCTGGATCAAGAGTTGAATTTCATCCTAACGGTGATGTAATCACTACGCACAAAAATGGTTTTCAAATAGCAACTGGTGATCATAACATTCATATAAANGGCGACTTAGATATTACGGTTGAAGGAAGTATGAATCTGACTGTTCTTCAAAATAAAAAAGAAACAATAGGTCTTACAAAATCAGAAACAGTTGGTTTAACATCTAGCGAAACTGTAGGAATAAACAAAAGCATTACGACTGGCGGAAACACCAGTATTACAACACTTTTAGGAGTTATAAATCTAAACTAATGGCACACGAATTTATTATTAAAGACAAGGGAAATCTTACAACATATACGAATTACGAAGATATTCCAAAAGTATTTGATCATGTAATTAAGTTTCTTCCAGAGATTCCGCCTGAGCCTCACACGCAAGAACAACACGATGAAATAGATCAATGGGACAATAAATTAAAACAACTAATGAAGAGGGAAAGATAATGCCAGCTGTATGCAGAATTGGACACGCTGATGTTCCGCATTGTAGTGGAATGACACGAGCTTCAGGCTCGGTTAACGTTAACGTAAATGGTATACCATTAAGCCGACAAACAGATATTAATACTAGTCATTTGCTTCCAGGAAATCCTTGTCCCGGACACACAGCACCAATTGCTTTGGGATCAGTAACTGTACGTGTGAATGGTTTAGGGTGTGGAAGAGTAGGTGATACAATTACAAGTTGTACTTCTGTTGCTGAAGGTTCTTTGAATGTTTTCGCTGGTGGCTGATTTTTATAGGTATAAATAGACTTATGGCACGTGTATTTTCAATAGAAGACGGAAATCTAAATACTGCATCAATTACAGTATCTAGGAATAAAGTTTATTCAGACATTGACCTGACTTTTGAAAAGAAAGGTAATGGAGATATATTCAAAAAAACTGATGCTGCTGCAGTAAGACAAGCAGTTAAAAATTTGTTAATGACTAATTTTGGTGAAAAGCCGTTTGAACCATTATTTGGTGGAAACTTAAATTCTTTCTTATTTAATTTAGATACAGAAATAGATGAATTAGAAGTTGAAGAAAACGTAGCACAAGCAATGGCAGCCTTCGAGCCCAGAGCAGTATTAAGACATGTAAAGGCTTCTATATTACCAAGTCAAAATAGTATAAATGTAAAAGTAATATTTCAAATTGTTAACGTTGCAGAAACACAAGAACTTAACATAAATCTCGCGAGGTTAAGATAATGGCCGTTATTAGATCTTCTAGTCTTGATTTTGATACAATCAAGGCAAACTTAAAAACATTCTTTCAAGCAAAAACAGAATTTACTGATTATGATTTTG